AGTACCAGGATTGGTCATGACGATCGCACTGACCTGACCACCGTCGATAATTGCTGTGGCTGCTGCGCTCGATCCACCGCCACCAGTAAACGTCACAACAGTGTTTGCAGCGTTGGTATACCCGGCACCGCCCGTGTTGACGATGACACTGACCGTTCCAGTCTTAAACGTGGTCAGTTGAGCGATAGCTGTAGCACCAGATCCGTAGCCACCTTGAAAGCTGATCGTAGGAGGAGATGTGTACCCGGTTCCTGCGTTGGTCAGAGTGACTGAAGTCAGCCGACCAGACAGCAAAAGAGCCGTAGCTGTAGCAGCGCCATAGCTAAACGTGATAGTCGGGGCTGTCAGGTATCCACTGCCTTGGCTAAGAATGACGATTGAATCTACTTTTCCACCAGAAACTACGGCAGTAGCGACTGGTTTGACGCCATCTGCCAGATCTGGCGAAGAAAAGGTTACTTCTGGAGCGTAGGTGTACCCGGTGCCGCCTGCGGTGACCTGACAGGCATAAATACCGCCTGCACCAGCAGTAATAGTCGCTACAGCAGTGGCCTGCACCCCGTTTGCGTCATTTGGGGCAGAAATCGTGACTGTTGGAGCTTCTGTGTACCCTGTTCCATGATTTACAAGGTAAATAGACCCAACAGAACCTATAGCTACTACGTTTGTGCCATCCCAAGAGAACAAACCCTTGGAAGGGTCTGCAATCATCACCCGTTCGTTCTTGTACTGAGCGGTCTTGACTCCTGACGCGGAGAATGTGCCAGTTGTAGCTACATTTCCCTTGGTGCCAGAGGTGACGTTGAAGTACTCCATCCTGCCGTTGGATTCGGCAGCGAGGATGTAGTCATTCAGACCGATGTTTGCAGACTTCAGAGCAACGACAGAGTTTGCAAACGTCACTGCGGCATTGCCGCTAGTCAGAACCTGGGATTGTTTGAGCAGGGTCTTGATGTTGCCAGACCCGATAGGCATAGCATTCTCGATCCACGAGAACTCTGAGTCATCAATGGCCGTGCGGTTGGCCTTGGTGTTGATGCCTTTGAAGTTCTTGATGACCGCGTAGGACTTCTTTTGCTCTTGCGCGGCCATATCAGTACGGAGTCGAGTACGGGTTCGGAATCCTGCGCGTATACACGCTGTTCAACACGGCACTGACTGCCTTGATGTACTCCTGCTTGAAGATCTCTGCCTCGCCGTAGCTCTGCTCCTGATACTTGGCTTTGTAGGCAGCATAGAACTGCACAGGCTGCGTGTACGGAGCAAGAATGGTGTCTGTATCAGATCCAAGCGTCATCTCAACAGGCATGATGACGGTATCAACTTCAACGCTATACGTCTGGTCAGGTACGGGAGACAGGTAGATTTGCTGCTGGCCGTAGATGCTAAAGGATACGGGCCTGCCAACATTGTTCTGCCAGTAACGCATCTCTGCGTTGAACTGCGTCCACGGCAGATACCGCAGAGGAATCCTGCTGTTACCCCACAGAATCGTGACGTTCAGAATATCCAGGGTATACGCCGCATTTGGCAATGATGAGAACGGCATAATCTCAACATTCTGGACATAAAGAAGCGTCGCCGTTCCATTTGTGAAGTTCGTATTAGGAGGCGTCGGAGATGTCGCAGACGGGTACGCAGGAGCAGTGGTACCCAGCACACCTCCAGTTACCACCTGGTAGATGAAGATGTTGCTGTAGATGTACTGCCCGGTCGTAACAGTTGCACCAGCAGACCACAGAGTTGCCGCAGTACCGTTAGGTGCTAGAGGAGTGAAGGTGGACTGCAGGGTACGCAGGCACCCAGTATCTCGGACAACCCGTGCTCGGGCTTCGTTGATGTAAGTGGTTAGATCTGCGTCAGTCCAGAAGTTGCTGTTTGCATCGTGTAGCAACCTGCGAACTTCAGCAATGTAGGTTGAAAGAGTAGCCATTTACTGCCCATGTCAGACACGCCTGCGCCGCTGTATAGGCAACGCCACTACTCCATTATCTTCTACTTCCTGCGGCTTGGCTTCTGTAATCACAAACTTGTTCAGACGCTTGATGCCGTCAGCAAGATCACTGGCGAATTTTATCCACCCGAGTCTTACAAGATAAGGCTCCTTGTTATCGTCGCCCCATCCAAAAACGTTCTGCACTACTTCTGCTGGCACTTCTACAGGCTCTTTGGACGGGAACTGGTATAGAGTCCCCGCCCAAGTCGCCTCAAAGTCACTGTAGTTCGTATTCGTAACGAACGGCATCAAAAACCCACAGTGTCGCCGTACACCCTGATGTCAACGGCACCGCCAGTTACGGCAGCGTTGACGTTTACATACAGAGCGGAAGTTGTGTTGCCCGAGACGGTAGTGTTGGCACCAAAAGCACCAGCTACAGTCAGATCCTGCCATCTACCAACAGCAGATAGATTAGAAAGCACAACGTTAGCCACCACAGCATTTGCTGCCGCCACATTCCCGGTACTGGCAATCGAAATAGCAATGTTCGCGGCAGACACATCAACGTTCGGATTCTGAACCGTAATCCGACGGATGATGACGCTACCGCTAGTTGCCGTATTCCCGCTGTTGCTCAACCCACCCGAAAGGATGGGGATGGCGACAACAGCATTGCCAGTGGTTGCAACCGACACTCGAGCAGATGCAATGGCAAAGCTGCCAAAGCTATCTGGGTAAAGCCGACCAACTGCATCTTGACTCGCCATACAACCTCCTTACGAAGTAGCAAACGAGGATTGCGTAGCAGCAGTACCACCGTTAACGGTATACAGCGTCACCGTTTGGGTTCCGGTCACAGCGTTGGCACGAACGTTAAAACCATCCGAAACCAACCACGCGCAGGAAGTATTGTTACCAACAATACTTGTCCACGAGTTAGCGGTTCCGGTGTAGGCGTTAAATTCGATGGTGACGTTTGCGGTAGCGGGCAGGATGTACGTTCCAGCCGGGATGAACTGAGAGTTCAGCATCGCAGTGGCATTGCCAGCACCGACAGACGACACAACAACCGGCTGATAATAAGCAGATGCGGTGTTTGCGCTGACGTTAGCGACAAGAATCTTGTTAAGAGCAAGGGCCATTTCTTTCTCCTTAGATGGACAGAGAGTTAAAGCCCGTGACCTTAGTCATCGCCTTCGGTTTGGTGTTCACCAGTTCGGCAATCATCAGCACAGCGCCGACATAACCGATCTGCCAGTTCGGCAGGGTGGACTCAAACCCCGTGAACACAAACGAACCCTGGTCGTGGATGTACAGCGACAGGTAGTTGGTGTTGATGAAGTAGACAGTGCCTTCCGGGCAATACGGATCGGGATAGATCGGCACGCCAGCAACCATCAGGGCGCGGAACGCAGCAGACGGGCCTTCGCCGCCTTCAAAACCGCTACCCGGGGTGATGACGTACTGCTCTTGACCCACATAGTCTTGGGCCAGCAGGGTCCAGGTGCCAAAACCGCAAACACCAAACGACGGGACTTCTGCGCCGTTCTTCACAGTACCGGAGATGTACTGCAGGATGTTCTGACGGGTCGGGTTCACCGAGCCGGCAGCGTAGACTTTCGAGCGCCACCACGGGTTGACCGATGCCGACCGGGTGATGTTGCCGTAAGTGGCAAGCGTGGTGCCATCGTCAATAGCACCGGGCAGTCCGATGAACTGCTGGGTATTGGTCGTGTTGTTGTACAGCGAGTACGTCATCGCGTCCATCATCACGTTGGTCGCATCGTTCATGCGAGCCTCGATCAGAGGGATGATGGCTGCATCGTTCTGCACAGCACCTTCCATGCCCAGGAAAGGCACAGGGGCGATCATCAGCTTCAGGTTGAACTCGGCGTTAAACGCGCCTTGCTGAACCGAGGGCTGGGCGAACGAGCCGCTGTAGTCCGACCACTGAGCGTTGACAAACTGTGCGCCTTGGACCGGAACGGTCACAGAGGACACACCACCCGACGCCTGCTGCGAGTTGGCGATCAGGGCCGCCATCAGAGGAGTCGAGTTGTAGATCTGTACAACGAGCTTGGGAATGAAAGCCCGGCGAGTAACGTAGGTCAGTTCGGTGTACTGAGTGCTACCGCTTGCCGGGATAATACCGCCGCCAATAGGCATGGTTCTATCCTTGTGAAGTTTCTACGTTACAGACCGATAGGACGGTTCCGCTTCCGCAGATCGTTAAGAGCCTTAGCCGCCTCATTACGAGCAGCGGACACAGGGTTTTTCCAATACTGCGAAAGATCAAACTTCTGGATGACTTGCGGGTTGTAACCGCTAGGAGTCGGTTTTGCCGCCTCCTTCATCCACTGATGATATTCAGCCGCAGTCTCGTGATTGGTAATGCCTTTTTCCAGCATGACCTTCTCCACTTCCTGAATATCATCTTCAGAATCAATCAGGCCGCGCTTCATCAGCGATTGCCGACGACGCTCCAGTTCCTCTTTGGCATCTTTCTCAGCCAGTTTGGCCTCGAGTTGCTGCACACGCTCTTCCGATTTGGAAACGG